TATGAAAGACCATTTCATCCAGAGATTGGTTCTGGTATATTAGATAGTTTATTTGAACCTATGACTCCAACTACCGCATTAATATTAACTAAACAAGTTGAAGATGTAATCAACAACTTTGAACCAAGAGCGAGATTGGTTAATGTTCGTGCGATAGAAAATTTAGATAGAAATGCATATGAAGTTAGTATTGATTTTTATGTTGTAAACGCACCAACAGAACTAGCGTCACTAGACATTTTATTAGAGAGATTAAGATAGATGGCAACAAACGATAAAAGACTTAGAGTCACCGAATTAGATTTTGATGATATCAAAACAAATTTAAAAACATTTTTAAAAGGACAAACAGAATTTAAAGATTATGATTTTGAAGGTTCTGGAATGTCTGTCCTGTTAGACCTACTTGCATACAACACTCATTATCTCGCATTCAATGCAAATATGTTAGCGAATGAAATGTTTTTAGACAGTGCCGCTCTTCGTTCAAGTATTGTTTCGCATGCGAAGATGTTAGGATATACTCCACAATCACCAACCGCACCAAAAGCGACTATTGATGTAACTCTTAATAATACAAGTTTATCAACCGCTTCAATAACTGCAGGAACAAAATTTTCAACAACAGTAAATGGAACAACTTATAATTTTGTTTCAAAGTCAGATGTATCAACTACATCAAGTGATGGTGTTTTAAAGTTTTCAAATTTAGAAATATTTGAAGGTACATATGTAACAAACAAATATATTGCTAGTCCAAGTGATGTAGACCAAAAGTTTACTATTCCAAGTAATAGAGTCGACACAAGTACATTAACAGTTAAGGTTCAAGATTCTGCAACTGATACTGATACAAATACTTACACACTCGCAACTGATATAACACAGATTACAGATACTTCTACTGTTTACTTTTTAAAAGAAGTTGAGAATGGAGAGTTTGAAGTTGAGTTTGGTGATGGTGTTATCGGTAAAGGTTTATCAGAGGGTAATGTAGTTATATTACAATATGTTATCACAAACAAAGATGAGGCAAATGGAGCCTCTTCATTTACCGCACCTTCAGCAATATCTGGTGTTACTGATATTACAGTCGCAACTGTATCAAATGCTTCAGGCGGTGGAGAAGCAGAATCACTCGCCTCTATAAAATATAACGCACCACTTGATTACGCAACACAAGGTCGTGCGGTAACTGGTAGTGATTATAAAGTTAAAGTTAAAGATTTATTTCCTGCCGCAACTACAATTCAAGTTTGGGGTGGAGAGGATGGAAGTACTTCTAGTTCTGTTCCAGAATATGGAAAGGTTTTTATTTCTATTAAACAATCAAGTGGAGCTAATCTTACAACCACACAAAAAACAAATATTGTAGATGGTTTGAAAAAATTAAAAGTCGCTTCTGTTACTCCAGTAATAGTTGACCCAAAAACAACATTTATCTTTATAACAACTAGATTTAAATATGATACATTAGAAACAACAAAAGATGTTTCAGATTTAGTATCAGATATTACAACAACATTACAAAATTTCAATACATCGGAGTTAAATAAATTTGATACTGTGTTTAGATATTCAAAAGTAATCGCACTAATAGATGGTACAAACAAAGCGATTGATTCAAACATTACAACCATACAAATCGCACAAAAATTTACACCTACATTAAATTCATCAACAAATTATACATTAGAATTTAATAACGCATTATATAATCCACACAGTGGTCATAACTCAAGTGGTGGTGGTATTGTTTCTTCAACTGGATTTAATGTTGGAAGTGATGGTAATGAATATTTCTTTGATGATGATGGTCAAGGAAATATTAGAAGATATTACTTTGTTGGTAGTACAAGAACCTATGCAGATAATACTGCAGGGACAATAACTTACTCAACAGGCACAGTCGCAATCAATGCACTAAACATTACAGGGGTTTCAAATGTTGATGGTGAAACAAGTACTCAAATAAGAATTGTTGTTAAACCAGATTCAAATGATGTCGTTTCAGTAAGAAATAATTTATTAGAAATAGATTTTTCAAATTCATCAATTACTGGTGAGATAGATACTGTAAGTTCTGGTAGTTCATCTGCAGGAACAGGATACACAACAACATCATCATATAGTTAAATACAATGGCAGAGAATGAATCTACTTTAAAGAAAAAACTTTCTCCTTTAATCGAGGGTCAGTCACCAGACTTTGTTCGTGGTGAACACGAATTATTTGTTAAGTTTGTAAAAGACTATTATCGTTTTTTAGAATCGGGTGAGTTAGTTTTATCTGGAACAATTAATAATATAATTCAAGAGACAGATTCAACAAATTATATTCTTGATTCTGAAGGTGATAGAATTGTTACTGAAGATTCAACAATAACTTTTACTGCTGGTGAAACTATTACAGGTTCAACATCAAAGGCAACCGCAACAGTTTTAGTAAGTGATGTAGATAGTGGTAATAAAAGACTTTTCATTTCTGCACAACAAAAATTTATAACTGGTGAAACTATCACAGGTTCAACATCTAGTTCATCTGGAACTATTGTTTCTTATCGTGGTAATCCAGTTCAAAATATTCAACAACTTTTAGAATACGCAGACGCAGATAATACGATTCATGACTTTCTTGAAAATATGCGTGATTCCTTTTTACAGGCATTACCATATGAACTCGCTACTGGTGTTGATAAAAGAAAGTTAATTAGAAATATTAGAGATTTATATTCTGCGAAGGGTACTTCAGAATCTCATAAAACTTTAATGAGATTACTTTTTGATGAAGAATCAGAAATTGTATATCCAAATGAATTTTTACTTAAACCTTCTCATGGTAATTGGGAAAAGAAAAGAATCATGCGTGTTGTCGTTAGTGGTTCTAACTTCATGGCTTCAGAATTTGTAGGACAAAAAATTACTGGTGAAAGTTCAGGCGCAACAGCCTTTGTAGAATCTGAATTAACATTTGTTGAAGGTTCAGAGTCAGTTACAGAATTTGATTTAGATGAAAATCAAATCACAGGAACATTTACCTCTGGAGAAACAATTAACGCAGTTTCAAATACAACAGATTTAATAATCAGAGCGACTGTTAAATCTATTGTGACATCTGCGAGTGTTTCAACATCTGGAAGTTATTATACAGATGGACAAACTGTAAATGTAATCACAGGTGGAAGTGGTGGTAATAGTCTCGCAACTGTTGTTGTTGATGGTATTGGACAAGGTTCAGTAGATGGTATAGTCATTGATGACGCAGGAACAGGATTCGCAGTCGGAGATGTAATTAACTTTAACAATACAGGAACAAATGGTTCTGGTGTTGAAGCGAAGGTTACAGTAGTTGGTGGTGGAATCGCACCAGAGAGTGGAACAGTATCAGCAGGTGGAATATCTGCAACCGAACATATTGTTCTTGAAGATTACACAGGTGTTACAGACCAAGACAGAGGAAATAAAATTGTAGTTGAAACAGGGACATTTGCAAATTTAAGTGTTGCGAGTCAGGCAGGTGAAATAACAGATATACAAATTACAAAATCTGGTGGTGGTTATGAAGCGTTACCTTTAATTTCTTCAGTAACAACTTCTGGTGGTACTGGCGCAAAGTTAAAACCTTTCTCAAATACAATAGGTACAGTTCAAGGATTAAAAGTTACAAACAATGGTTTAAATTACGCAAGTGCTCCAACTTTACTTCTTTATAGAAACGCAGTATTAAAAGATATTACTGGAACATTCGCAGCAGGAGATTCATTAACTTCACATACAGGAACAGTAGTTTCATTTGATTCTGATAGACAACTTCTTGTTGCTAGTTTAACAGTCGCAGGTACTTGGACAGATGGAACTTCGGTTACTACATCTGGGGCGTCTGCAACAATTGGACACGCTGCCTTTGGAACGGGTACGGCAGATGTTGGAGTCATCTCAACAAAAGATGGAGATTTCTTAGATGAGAAAGGAAAGGTAAGTGAGTCAATCATGAGAATACAAGATGGTGATTACTATCAAGATTATTCTTATGAGATTAAAGTTGGTCAATCACTTTCAGAATATAAAAATGCACTTTACAGAACTACTCATCCAACTGGTTGGAAAGTTTTTGGTAAGGTAACTGTCGCAACTTTAGTTTCTGCACAAATTAAACAACCTGCAGGAACAGAGGTAAGTGGTTTTGATGGTGATGATACATTCACACCAGAACTGGCGTCTACATTCGAAACAATATTCTCATCTGTATTTGGTAGAAGACTTGGAACATCAACTGATGGTAGTTCATTAAGTTCATCACCAATGGCCGCAACTGATGGTTTATTAACCGCAGGAAAAAGAGATGTAACACTATCATCAGAATATCAAGTAGAAGTATCATCAGAACCAGATGGAAGAAGTTCTGGATACGGAAAAGAAGTTATAGCGAATATCGCACTCTCTGCGTTTACAGAGGCACCAGTCATCAGACATTTAGAATTAGAAGATGATACTGGCCCTGGCGATATTCTATGGAAAGATACTGGTGATAAAGTTATTTTAGAAAATGGTACATCAGTTGGACTCAACGCATATGGTAGACAAATCATGTCGGAGTCTGATACAACAAATGATTATCAAAAATATCCACTTCACGCAATTGGTGGTATTGTAATTAATCAAATATCTATTCCATCAGAATTTCTATTAGAAACTTCACAGGGTGATGATTTAGATAATATTTTATTAGAAGATAATACAGGTGGTGTTTTACAGTTTGAGGTTGGTATCAAATCTAAAATTCCTACTGTCGCATTTACTACAGAATTCAAAGGGGCGAAGATACCAACAAATATTCCAGATAATCAATTTAGTTCTGAACTATTCTCATCAAATCAATTTACATTTGATTCTAGTTCATTAACTTTTGATGATGGTACAGGATAATGTGTTATAAATATTAGGAAAGGACAATTAAATGGCAAAACAATCTATTAACATTGGTTCAAGCGCAAATGATGGAACAGGGTCTACACTTAGAGATGGTGGTGATTTAATCAATGATAACTTTAATGAAATATATACAAAGTTAGGAGATGGTTCAACTTTAACAAGTGCGATAACAGCGACAGCGACAACTCTAACATTGTCAAATACATCTTTTGCCTCATTTCAAATTAAAGATACAAGCGAAGACCATACTTATAATTTTACAGTAAAGGAACTCGCAGCAAATAGAAATGTTGAATTACCATTACTAGGTTCTGATGATGTTTTTGTATTCGAAGCGCATACACAAACACTTACTAATAAAACTTTAACTACACCGACATTAACAACACCAGTTGCAAACGCTGGTATACAGTTAAAGAATGGAGCAACTTCCGCAGGATTCCTAGAATTTTTTGAA